AGCTTATAAGAAAAAATACAAGATTTACAAGACAAGTTACGGGTGGTAAAAATACTATGGCTGCTGATAAAGAAACTAAAAGTTATAGAACTGAAAATAGAAAAATGAATCAGCGTAAAAAAGATAATCAAGGCTTTAACCAAGGTTCTTCAAATCCAGAAGTGACAAAAAGTAAACAATCTAAGTTTAATAAAATTAAAAATGAAGTCGCATCTAATAAAAGAAAGAAACAAGTATCAGGTATGTTGCGCTAATGTAAAGGTGAATTTTTAATATGTAATTATATATATAACAGAACATTATAAACCAAAAAACCAATATATATGAAAAACTTATTATTAACATTATTCACTGTATCTTCTATTATAGGTACTACGCAAACACAATGCTACACTAAACAACAATACAAATTATTAAAAAAATCAAGAAAAGTTGAATTTGATATTAACGCTTTAGATAATTTAGAATTTAACAAAAAAGATACTGTATTTTTAAATCATGAAACTGTTAAATATAGTAAGCATGGTATTAACATATACATTATTAAGATGGATAATATTGATCACGGTCAAGATTGGGAATTAGATGATTACTTCTTAGAAGAAAATATTTCTGAATCTTTATTTAAAGGTCCATTTAGAGAAGTAGATGGTGATATTTTTAATTTATATGTTGTTTGGAATTTAAAAGAAAATGAATATATTCATGAGTTATTATGAAAAAAACATTTAATGAAACTAAAATAGGTGCTTTTTTATCAAACAAAGCGCCCAAAGTACTTCAAGCTTTAGGCGACGTACTTCCTAATCAAGGTACACTTGGTGTAGTAAAAAACCTTATATCAAGTGATACTAAGATCAAGGCTGTTGATAAAGAACAAGCTATGAAGCTTATAGAGCAGGATATAGCTGAAATGAAAGAAGTATCTAGCAGGTGGAGATCTGATATGAAATCAGACTCATGGCTAAGCAAGAACACTAGACCATTAGCTTTAGTGTTTTTAACAGTTTCTGCAGTTTTCATGATGGCTGTAGATTCTTTTCATTTACAATTTGACGTAGACGAATCATGGATAAACTTATTAAAAACATTACTGGTAACAGTTTACGTAGCATACTTTGGAAGCAGAGGTGCTGAAAAAATAACAAAAATAAATAAATAAAAATGGCAGGATATAACACATTTAACGAACGACCTGGTTTAGAAGGGAATACAGCAGCACAGCCAAGGGTCTTCGGGCATGATGCTATAGCAACAACTCCATATTGGAATTTTACAATATCAGCTGGCGGAACAGGCTATACTAGCGATAGTGTTGGTGACACTGTTACTGACGCAGCTACTGGTATTGAAGCTAATATAACTTCACAAAATGGTGGCGCTGTTACAGGTTTAACTATAATAACTAAAGGATCTGGAATTATAGCAGGTCAAGAATTAACATTAACTGGAGCAACTCCAGGAAGTGGTTTAAAAATAACAATATTAGCAAACTCTTTGTCTATTGCTACTGCAGAGTCAAGAGGAGCTATGATATATAATAATAAAACAGCAGCACAAGATATATCAATAGTAACAGAAGCAGGAACAGCTGTAACTTTTAAAAGTGTTCCAGCAACAGAGTATGTAGGATTTACTCACCCAATATTAGCTATAGAGTTAACTGGTGGTGACGATATTCTAGCTGTATACTAAAACAAACAATAAAATCAAATCAAATCAAATGAGTAAAAAAACAAATTCAATAAGTAAAAAACAACTATTACTAATAAAAGAACAACAGCTAAAAAATTCTCAATTAAACGAGAAGATAGGTGTAATATCTAGACAATACCACGCTGTGCTACATGAAGCCAAAGAGCTAGACAAGGTTATTGATGAAACTAAGAACGAACTAGAGTCAGAATATGGTGCCGTAAACATTAACTTGATAGATGGCACTTATACTTTTATAGAGCAAGATGTCTAAAATAAGAAAAATTAGCATAGGCTCTGATTATAAAAATGATGCAATGCATTATTCCTTAGGACAAGAGGTTTATGGTGGACATACTATTAGTGATATTCTTTTTGAAGATCAAGATCAATCATACAATATTTTTATAACTAAAAATGATGAAGTCTTGCCTTGGAAAAAATTTAACGCTAATATGTCAATATCTGTAGAGTATCATTTGTCGTATTGATGAAAAGCTTTTATAGCTTTATTGTTAAACCTTTAAAACAAAGATATGACAATATACGACAAGTTGATGGTGATAACCTTATTATCAATACTAGCATTGAAGACCATAGATTTATTAGTAAAAAAGCTGTAGTAGTTTCAACTCCTGCAGCTTATGCTACTAAAATAAATATAGGAGATGAATTATATATTCATCATAATATATTTAGAAGGTGGTATGATCAAAAAGGTAAAGAAAGAAACAGCTCTACTTATTTTAAAGATGACTTATACTTCGTGTTGCCTGATCAAATTTATATGTATAATTTAAAATCACATTTAAATTATTGCTTTGTAAAACCTATAAAAAACCAAAGTATCTTAGAGAATAGAAAAGAACAACCTAATGTTGGCATTGTTAAGTATAGTAATACTTCATTAGAAGCCATAGGAATAACACCTGGAACACTTATTACGTTTACACCTAACTCTGAGTTTGAGTTTATTATTGAAGGTGAACGTCTTTATTGTATGAAATCAAATGATATAGCTTTAACGCATGAATACCAAGGAAACGAAGAAGAAAATAATCCAAGCTGGGCAAAAAGCAGTTGAGGAACTTATTAAGGTAGCAAAAGAAAAGATTGTAGACTCAGACGACGATGTAAGCGCTGATAGATTAAAAAATGCTGCCGCTACTAAAAAGCTGGCTATATTTGATGCTTTTGAAATATTAAACAGAATACAGTTAGAAGAAGATATTTTAAATGAAAAACCAAAAGAAGTTAAAGAACAAAAAACTTTTAGAGGTTTTGCAGAAGGGAGAAGCAAGTGAGCTATAATCAAAATCTTTGGGAAGAAATTAATGATATTGTAAATCCTAAGATATTAGCTAAAAACAATAGATTTAAAAAATGGGATTATGGTTATAATTCTGATTATGATTTTATAGTAATAAGTAAAACTGGAAAAATTGGACAAATCATTGAAATACAGAATCTCAGGATTGCTTTACCAGCAACAGATAAACCGTTTAAACGAAGTGAAAAAAAAGCGGAACAACACTGGGAAAGACAAGACTACCCAAAAGAATTAAGTAGAATAAAGAGTAGATTTGACTGGGAAGAATACCCGCCAGAGTTTAAAGAAAAATGGTATGACTATATCGACGAAGAATTTAAAAGAAGAGAAAATGGTTATTGGTTTTACAATAACGGCGTGGCTAATTACATTACTGGTACTCATTACATGTACCTCCAATGGTCAAAAATCGATATTGGAGCACCAGACTATAGAGAAGCAAACAGACTCTTCTTTATATTTTGGGAAGCATGTAAAGCAGATACAAGATGTTACGGAATGTGCTATCTCAAAAACAGACGATCTGGATTCTCTTTTATGTCAAGCGCGGAACTTGTTAACCAAGCTACAATATCTTCCGACTCAAGATTCGGTATACTTTCCAAATCTGGAGCAGATGCCAAAAAAATGTTTACAGATAAAGTTGTACCCATATCAGTTAACTACCCGTTCTTTTTTAAACCCATTCAAGATGGTATGGACCGGCCAAAAACTGAGTTGGCGTATAGAGTTCCAGCATCGAAACTTACTAGAAGAAAGCTTGAGTCGAATGAACAGCTTAGGGAACTAGATGGACTTGATACAACTATTGACTGGAAAAATACTGGTGATAACTCTTATGATGGTGAAAAGCTAAAACTATTAGCTCATGATGAAAGTGGTAAATGGGAAAGACCTGATAATATATTAAACAACTGGAGAGTTACAAAAACTACATTAAGACTAGGTCGTAGAATCGTAGGTAAATGTATGATGGGTTCAACTTCAAATGCTTTAGAAAAAGGTGGAAACAATTTCAAAAAATTATACGACAGTTCAAACGTTACAAGAAGA